TATAGACGAGGCTACTAAGTTTGCTAGACGAGAAGTAACACTTACACAGGAGCTTACAGGCTTTGCAAAAGGTCTTAACGATGTGTTTAGTGCTAACCCTTGGGCAAAACCATTCTTTCTATTTGCTAGAACTGGTGTCAACGGTCTTGCACTTACAGCAAAGCACACACCCGGTTTTAACTTCTTAGTCAAAGAGTTCAACGATATTGCATTTGCATCACCTAGCAATCTAAAAAATGTAGAACGCTATGGTATCACAAACGCAGTTGAGCTAGCTAACGCTAAGGCATTACAAACAGGCCGATTAGCGATGGGCTCTGCTCTTGTGTTTATGGCATCAATGGCATGGATGCGTGGTGATCTTACAGGTAACGGCCCAGCTGACAGACAAAAAAGACAGCTATGGCTAGACTCTAAGTTTGAACCTAGAACTATAAAGCTAGGAGCTGTACGTGTAGGCTATGATACCTTTGAACCATTCAACCTTATTATGTCTACAATCGCTGACATAGGTGACGCAAGTTTACTTATGGGTGAAGAGTGGACAGAAAGAGAGCTACAAAAAGTATCTTTGGTCGTCGCACAAGCTATTACAAGTAAGTCTTATCTTGCTGGTATACAGTCCTTTGTTGACTTATTCGCTGGTCGCCCCGGTCAGTTTGACAGAATTATAGCTGGATTAGCTAACAACACCGTACCACTTGCTGGTTTACGTAATGAGTTGGGTAGATTATTTACACCATACATGCGTGAAATCGGATCTGGTATTGACCAGTCATTACGAAATCGTAACTTGCTTACAGAAGCCTTTGCAGGCCAACCACTTCCTGTTAAGTACGATATGTTAAATGGACAACCTATCAAGCAGTGGGACTTCTTAACAAGAGCGTTCAATGCTTTTAGTCCAGTAACCTTAACATTAGATCAAAGCCCCGGTAGACAGTTTCTTTTCGATAGTGGCTACGATCTACGTCTATCTACATACTATGCACCAGATAGTACTAACCTTACTGATACACCACGTATTCGATCGTTATTTCAAAAAGCTATTGGAGATCAAAACCTAGAGCGTGAACTAGACAAACTAGCTAAAGATCCTAAAGCTATAGCATCACTAGCACTGATGCGTAAGGATATACGTGATGGTAAACGTGCTCAGTATGATGCTAGAAACTATTGGCACAATGGCAAGATAGATGCTTTATTCCAAGAAGCTAGACGTAAAGCATGGGCATCCATTATGGAGATGCAAGAAGTTGCTGACGTTATAGCTGAACAAAAAGAAAAGAAACGTCAAAAGTATCTGAAGAAGGTACAAACTAACGAAATACTTAACTTACCTAATAAATAAATGTCAGCACTTTCATATTTGGCAACTCCGGGTAACGGTGGTAACACAACTTTTAGCATAGATACATTCTCACAAGATGAGATTAAAGTATATGTTAATGAGGTCTTAAAGCAAGAAGGATCAGGTAACGATTACCAAATCAGTAACTATACAGCCACAGGTGGTCGTATAGATTGGGTTGGTACAGCTCCGACTTCTAATGATAGAATCCGTATAGTTCGTCAAACAAAAATACTCAACAATAGTGGCAACGCTGTAGAGGGTAAAGCAACTTACTCAGCTGGTGCAGCTGTAAAAGCCACAGACTTAAACAATAATACAAAACAAGTTCTTAGATCATTACAAGAACATAACGATCAGCTAATACAAACCTACGATATACAAGCTAACGCAATTACAAGTGCAAAAATATTAGACGGAACAATAGTAGAAGGTGATATTGCAAACTCAGCAATCACATCAAACAAGATTGCAGACAATGCAGTTACAACTACTGAAATAAATAATGGTGCGATAACTACACAAAAGATAGGAGCTGGTCAAGTTACCTTAGATAAGTTAGCTGATAACTCTATAAATACAAATAGAATAATAGACGGAAACGTAACTAGAGTAAAACTAGAAGCAGATATAATAGACAGCACTAAATTAGCTGATAATGCAGTTAATTCAGAGCATTATGTAGATGGTTCTATAGATAATGCACATATAGCAGATAATCAGATTACCCAAAATCTCATGGCAGATAATTCTGTCGGTACTAATGAGATTATAAACAATTCTGTTACTGATGCTGAAATAGCCACAGGTACATTAGATAACAGATACTTTACTGAAACTGAATTAACTAATGGTGCTCTTGACGGTAGATACTTTACTGAAACTGAGTCAGATGCTAGATACTTTAACATAAGTTCTGGTGAAACCATAACAAGTGGTGACACGTTTCCAGACAATGATAATACGATTGCTACAACTAAAGCTATCAACGCACGTATTATTGACCTTATAGATGATGTTGGTGGTTTTGACATTATACAAAGCGAGCAGCACTTTCCTAATACTAACCCACAAGGTACTACAGGACAGGCAGCAGTATTAAGTATCAAAGCAGCATCTACAAACTTAGTTCCTAGCGGTACAACTGTAACTATAAGTAACGGTAACTTAGCTAATAATGCTAATATTATTATAACTGGAGTTACTGCTACTATACCTACGGGCTTTGGATTTTTGGTAGAATCTACAAGCACAACACATACCTATGCGTTTCATAGATTAGTACCAAAAGCAACAGAGGTTACAACTGTAGCTAGTAATATAACTAATATAAACAACGCTGCTAACAACGAAACTAATATTAATGCTGCCGTATCTAATGCGTCTAACATTAATGCTGCGGTATCTAACGCATCAAATATTACAGCTGTAGCTGGTAACGCATCAAACATAAATGCTGCGGTATCAAATGCGTCTAATATTAATGCTGCTGTAAGTAATGCTTCTAATATAACTACAACAGCTAGTAACATTACTAACGTAAACAATGTTGGAAATAACGTAACAAATGTAAACAGTGTTTCTAACTCTGCTGGAGCTAACCAGACATTTACAGTAACTGTACAAAATGTAAGTGGTAACAAGTACTTTATAGATGGTGTGCAGACACCTGTACTAAAACTTGCTAGAGGTAAGACATACACATTTGATATGTCTGACAGTAGCAATAGTGGACACCCTCTTGCATTTAGAGATAGTAGTGACAACTCCTATACTACTGGAGTTACAACAAGTGGTACTGCTGGTAGCTCAGGTGCTACTGTAGTTATTGTTGTAGCAGCTAACGCTCCTAGCTCACTTAAGTACTACTGCACATCACATGGTAACGCTATGGGTAACACCATAACAGTTATTGATGATAATGTTGGTATAGTTGCTGGGTCAATTTCTAATGTTAATACAGTTGGTGGTTCTATATCTAATGTAAACACAACTGCTGGTTCTATATCAAATGTCAACACAGTAGCAACTAATATAAATGCTATCAATGACTTTACTGACGTATATCGTGTAGGTTCTCAAAACCCAACTAATCATTTAACCACAGGAGACTTATTCTTTAACACTACATCTAACTCACTTAAGGTTTATACTGGTAGTGCTTGGGTAGATGGTGTAACAGCTACAGGTAACTTTGCTGTTGTTACTGGTAATACATTTACTGGTAGTAACGTACATAACGACAATGTAAAATCTATTTATGGCACAAATTCTGATGGACTAGAAATTTATCATGATGGCAACCACAGTTATGTAGAAGATACTGGTACTGGTAATCTTTTCTTAAAAAGTGATTCAGTTATAAGTATTAGAGGTACAACTATTGCGTTAAAAAACGCAGATAATAGTGAAACACTAGGAAAATTTATTCAGAATGGAGCAGCCGAACTTTACTACGACAACACAAAGCGTATTGAAACCACAAGTAGCGGTGCTAGTGTAAGTGGTGCATTAAGTGTTTCTAATGGTATTTCTATACCTGATTTAAAATCATTAAAATTAGGTGATAATGACGATTTTGTAATAGTACATACTGGGTTTGCTTCTTATATAAATAATAACTCAGGTGATTTATATATTAGAAATGATAACGCTAATGACAATGCTAATATTTTAATTCAAGCTAGAGATGGAGAAAATTCAATATATTGTCATGATGACGGAGCTGTAGAGCTTTATCACGACAACACTAAAAAGTTAGAAACTTCAAGTACTGGTGTTACTATTACTGGTCGTTTAAATATGACTGAAGGAATAGATATACCAGATGGTGGAGATAATAATACATCATTAAGTATAGGAAGTGGTAATGATCTAAGGTTGTATCACGATGGTTCAAATTCTTACATTAAAGATAGAGGTACAGGAAATTTAATAATTGCTGGATCAGCAGTAAATATATTAAATGCTGCTGCTAGTGAAAGTATGATTCGTGCAACAGAAAATGGAGCAGTAGAGCTATATCACGACAACACCAAAATGCTTGAAACCACTGCTGATGGTGCAACAGTACAGAAAGGTTTAACTGTTAGAGGTATTGAAGGTGGTGAAGCACAGATAAGACTTGAAGCAGACGAGGCAGACAACGCTTCAGATAGGTTTAGGTTACTTGCTACAGATAGTGCTGGTTTTCAAATACAAAGTTATGACGGTTCTCAGTACGATACGTTAATCAAAGGATTAATGAATGATTCCGTAGAACTATATTTTAATAACGCTAGAAAGCTACATACTACAAGTAGTGGTGTTACGGTAACAGGTAATGTCGACTGTGATGGTGTAAGATTAGGGGACAATGACGAAATTCGTTTTGGTGCTAGTGATGATCTAAAAATTTATCACAATAGCAGTAATAACCATTCTTATATTCAAGAAACTGGATCAGGTAATTTAGTAATTGGTGGTGACATGGTTAATTTAACCAACGCTGCTACTACTGAATCTTATATTCGTTGTACTCCAGATGCACAAGTAGAGTTATATCACAATAACAGTAAAAAGTTAGAAACCGCCTCAACTGGAGTTCAAGTTGATGGAAAATTATTTTTTACTGGTACTGGTCAGAAAATAGATTTAATAGATAACCAAGAAATTAGAATTGGAACTGGTGATGATCTTCGTATATATCACGATGGCACGAACAGCATTATTAAAGGTAATCAAGGTCAAACAAGATTAGTACAAGATTATTTTGCAGTTAGAAATGGTGCTGATAATGAGTATATAATTTATGGGCAAGCAGATAATACAGTTCAATTATATTATAATGGGTCTGTAAAGCTTGAGACAAATAACGAAGGTGTAAGAGTAGAAGGTTATTTAGAAATGCTAGATAATCAACGTATCCAAATGGGTAACGGTGATGATCTGCAATTATGGCATGACGGGACTAATTCTACGCTATATAACGGTACAGGTAGTTTATTCTTAAGAAGTAATACAATAAAATTACGAAGGGCAGATGGTAACGAAGATTTTGCAGAATTTTTTGATAGTGGATCAGTAAGGTTGTATTACGACAACAGTAAAAAGTTGGAAACTACAAGTAGCGGTATAGATATAGTAGGTGGAGCAATAGCTACAGCTAACTCAGCACAGTTTAGAGCTATCGAGTCAGGTGGAGCTACAGTTAAAATGCAATGTGGTGGACTAGAAGGTTACATAGGTACAGTAACTAACCATAAAGTTAGTTTTATAAGTAATGATACTCGTAGATGGCAAATAATGAATGACGGTCATCTTGAACCGTACGTTAATAATACTTATGATATAGGTAGTACCACTCGGAGAGTAAGAAACATCTACACCAATGACCTTCACTTATCTAACGAAGGACACCAAAACGATGTTGATGGCACTTGGGGTGACTGGACTATGCAAGAAGGAGAATCAGACTTGTTCTTAAAAAATAACCGTTCTGGTAAAAAATATAAATTTAATTTAACGGAGGTATCATAATGGCTATTAATTTTAGTCAGGGTGGCACTCAAAATCATGCTGCAAGAATAATCCAAGTTAAAGATATTAGCTGGAATACTCAAACTAGACTAACTTCTGAAGGATATTTTTTTGGTAGTGCAAGTGATGCTACATATAGTTTTACACCTATAAGTAGTAGTAATCACATTGTCTGTCAATTTAATTTAGCTGCTGGTAGAAGTAATACTAACGGAGGTTTAAAAATCCTTGTTAATGGTGGAACAGATACAGGTGGTCAGTTTTTTTGGGATACTCGTACTACAAGTTCTTATGCTAGTGGTTATGCTGCGTATGCTGGTGGTTTTAACACTGCTGATGACAGTTGGAATGGAGGAGATACAGATTATGGTATAGATCATATAAGTTTTACACTTGTTAAAAATATGAGTTGTACTTGGCCATCTACTTTTTATCTAGGTGGATATTGGGAAAATAGCCAAATCGGAAGTGGTTACGTTAACTTAAATAGAGTTAATCATAGTGCTTCATCTGGTCATGCAGTTTCAAATATTATGATCTACGAAATGGAGGATATTTAACAATGGGACATTTAATAAACGCATTATGTCAATTAAGACCAAACGGTAAATATCGTGCATTTGAAGAAAGTGATGGTACTTTTACTTTAGATTGGGATAAAGATAAAAATAACGGAGAAGAAGCACCAACACTAGAAGAGCTTACTAAAAAAGCTGCTGAAATAGAAGCTGGACTTCCATTAACTAGACTTAGAAAAACTCGTAACGAATTACTTGCAGAAACAGATTGGATGGCTAATGCTGATGTAACAATGTCAGATGCTTGGAAAACATATAGACAAGCATTAAGAGACTTACCAGCAAATACAAAAGACCCATCAAACCCTATATATCCTACAAAACCAGAATAATGGCAATAACAAAAACTTGGGAAGTAAACACCCTAGAAAGAGAACTAGCTGACGGCTATGTTAAAAAAGTTATCTATCGTGTAAAAGGTATAGACGGTAGTGAAGAAAAAGCAAGAGCAACTGGCGAGGTAGAACTTGAAAGACCAGAAACTCTTATATCTTACAAAGATTTAACTGAGTCAACAGTGCTTGGTTGGGTCAAAGCAAAACTTGGAACTGACGAAGTAGCTCGTGTAGAGAAATGGCTAGAAGATGAAATAGCACTTATTAATACACCAGTTACAGCAGAAGGTAAGCCTTGGTAGAGTTACCAACGATAAAGTTGCCACCCGCCTTTACCGTACAAACCCCATCATTACCTCTCCCTACAGCTGATGTTCCCTCATATCAACCTTTGGTCGTACCTCCGCAAGATTTACGAAGACCCGAAGGCACAGAGGAGGTGCGGACAGAAGAAAACCCACCACCAAAAATACACTTTCCACCCTTACCTAGTATCACTTTACCATCGCAAGAAGTCCTAGTCGCTGCATCGGTTACTGCTGTAACTGCTGTAGCAGCTGCGACTGTTACACAACCTGTAATTAATGCGTTGAAAGATAAAATACAAA